TAATCAGAACAAGTCGGCTCCTGTTTAGTTACGAGCGACATTGCTCCGTGTATTCACTCGTTGGAATGAATACACAGTGCTTATTCGTCATGAATTTCAGGTAATTCTTCGTATTCGACTCCCCATGTGTTTTTACACCAACTAACTCGCTCATATCTTTTACAAAAATCAGACACACATAACTTGTGTTCCATCATGGTTTGTTATTACTTCTGTAATATCACCAACACTAACAAAACTGGTATTAGAAGCAGTTATTTTTACTTTCATTACTTATCTCCAAGAGCTTTGCTAATTGCTGACTGTGCTTTCGATACTTCATCAGGATAATGGTCATTCCAGCTTTGCTTGTATGCCTTATTTAGCATCGCTCAGGGGGATATCTCCTTCAGTTCTGACCATTCGCCTTAATACTTTCCTTAAGTCGATGTAAAGTTGAAGGTCTCCATTTGCTGCGGCATCAGCCATTTTTTGCCTGACAAGCAGTAATGTTTCATACGGCTCAATAAGAATATCGTCATGAGTAATTAGGTGAAGCGTTGCTGCATCAACTATTCCTAGAGCTGCGCCAAGTATCAAAAATTCCCTACTATTTTTGTCGCATGAGGAGATAAGCGTATTTAGCGCATACCTAATATTCTTTATAGCTGTTGTTAATGCTGTAATTTCTTCTATGGCGTCTTCTCCAATGAGCTTTTTAAGCTCATATTTTTCTTCCTGACCCATAATTACCTCGCAGTCAGTTGTTTTGATTTCCGGTAGCCTGCCGCGTAAATGGCTACGTTTGGCAGGCAAATACTTCCACTGCATTCATCTGCCTTCTTGCAGCGAAGGCTTCCGAGTGATGCTGCTTTATCTGCTCTGACGCAACCAGAGAGCTTTAGCGCAATTTTTCGCGCCAGTCGCTGCTCTTGCATTGCCTGTTCACGTTGAGCCTGTCTGCGTGCTCTGCGGCGATTTCTGGCGTTATCGTCAGCCAGATATGTAATGACTACTGTCATGTTGACCTCCGGGTAGGTGCACATCCTTGTGTGTCGATGATTATTTGTTTTTGCGTTCCCACATCCAGTCATCTACTTCAGACCAGATGGTGAAACCGAAGCCGATGGCGAATGTGGTAACTAAACCACCGAGAATTGGGTTGGTAATGATGTCTAACATTTTCTGTTCCTCAGATGATTAGCTTTGGTGGTGTGGTCGGTGGGAGCCCCATTTCGACCCGCTTCGTCCGACTTCAATTCGGCAATAGTCCCGCAGGCCTCGCCGCTTTACGTGCGACATATTCCCGTCCATGAACCCTTCACCACACCCCAAAGCCAACTACTCTTTGGTTCCCGCATTTCGGCGGGACAATCCCATCAATGTTAAAGAGCCTGCCAATCTGTTCCGTTTGGCTTCCAGCGTCCTGCTGATGGCTAAAGAATACTGTAGGTATTTTATTGTGTAAATACCCAAGGTATTTATTTTTGATGAAATAATGATAAACAAATGAATACAAAGGATATTTATTTTTTCGGTGTCTGCTTGTTCAGTGCTTTTTATGCGGGATATGTGAAGTGGATCCCGATAGCTATTGCTGCCGGGATTATGGGTTAGTCAGCGAAGGTTAAGACGAGAATTACCTTAATGATGTCTGCTACAACAGACACGGCCATAGATAAACCAAAGACGATCCAAGCCATAGAGATGTCTTCACCACCATCGTATAGAGTTCCGTAATCACTGGTGTAAGGCGTAAATGTCGCGCCTTGATACAATAGGTATAAGCTTGATCCATAGAGGATAAATGCAGATATCCCTTGTATTGCTATGATCACCAGAATCATGAAACGAGCTGATCTATGCGCCCAAGCCTGGCTTATTTTTTCTGATAGAGATTTCGCAATAAAAGCATGCGCTAAGCCGTAAATTGTCGAGATTGCCAACATCCCAAAAAAGCTTGCTATAGCGGTTCCAACCATAAGCGCCCCTTGCGTGATCAAACCAGCCTTAGTTTTGTCTCAATTGCAACGCCTATAATCTTGCAGTTTCCATTGATTGGCACGAGAGGCCATGCAGGGTTAAGTCCCTTGAGGTATTTATTTCCGCCGTCGATTATCAGCTTCTTGAATGTTGCTTCGTTAGAGTCAGAAAGTTTTGCTATGACCAAGCTGCCGTTGATCGCCTCCCTTCCGGTATCGAAAAGAACGAATGTTCCCTCTGGAATGCTTAACCCAACCGGTGCCGTCATTGAATCACCTTCCACTTTAAGCCAAAACGCATTACCTTGAATATGCGCGTCAGACTCAAGCCAAACATCTATGTCTTTAATGGTGTATGGTTCGCATGCTTCACACCACGAGCCAGCCTGGATACTGCTTAACACCGGATACCTCTTTCCTGCTCTGTATTCCCCTGCATACCTTACGTTGGCATCGCTCTTAAGGCTTTCTGCCTGTTCTGCAACCTTGGCAGCAATTGACTGGCTAAAATCAGCAATTGAGACTTGCAACAATCGTGCAAAACCAGATGCAACCTCAACGTTTAGCGCGTTTCTGCCATTAAGATAATGCCCTACCGCTCCTTGGGTGATACCCAGTTCATCAGCGATTGAGTATTGGGTTATTCCCAATTCTTTCTTTTTTGACTCATACAAAGCCTTAAGCCGCTTAGCGTCTTCTAGCTGTTCTGTCGTCAGTGATTTTTTATTTTCCATAGCTTAATTCTAATAGCTAAGGTACTTAAACTAAAAATACCCTGAGTATTGATTGCTTTGAATACCTGTAGTATTCTTTGTTCATGGTTAATAACGGAGAGTGCATATGATTCGAATGACACTTGCCGATTACGCCAAAATCCATGGACAGGCTAAAGCAGCCAGTGACTTTGGTGTAATCCAGTGCGCTATCAGCAAGGCCATTCTGGCAGGCCGTAACATCATGGTTACGGTAAAGCCTGATGGCAGTGTGATTGGAGAGGAAGTTCGTCCTTTCCCAAGCAACAAGAAAAACAAATAGTAACACCGCTCTTTAACAGTCATGGTCCTCATTCCCGCCGAAATGCGGGAATACAACGCGCATAAGTTGATGCGCATAACTTCTTATTTGTTAAGGAAATACTTACATATGGAACTTACAAGTACTCGCAAGAAAGCGAATGCAATTACAAGCAACATCCTGAATCGAATTGCTGTACGTGGTCAGCGAAAGGTTGCCGACGCGTTAGGGATTAATGAATCGCAAATTTCGCGATGGAAAGACAGCTTCATCCCAAAAATGGGAATGCTTCTGGCTGTTCTTGAATGGGGTGTTGAAGACGAGGAGTTGGCGGAACTGGCTAAGAAAGTAGCCAGAATGCTGACAAAAGAAAAAGCCCCGAAGAACGGCGAATTCTTCGAGGCCTGATGTAGAAAGACTGGATCAATCCACAGGAGTAATTATGACAAAACGTCGTAAGAAATACCAGGAAAAAGAAGAGATTCGACACCCTGATTCACCTGAGGGATTAGTGGTAGCCGCAGCAAATAACAGGGCGTTCGCAGAGCGCCTTGTTGGTGTTTACAGACTAGCCAAAGCAGGAGTGAAACATGGGCGTCGTTAAGTTAGCTGATTACAGGCATAACCCTGTACAACATCAGGAGGCATCCAGTATGGGGTATGTCTCTATACACCGCCAGTTTATGGACAGCAGGCTCTATAAGGACTCTCAGGCAGTACATCTTTGGCTTCACTTAATCCTCAAGGCTAATCACGAATCTACTGTCGTCAATACGGATATCGGTCCGATAACTGTTGATCGCGGTCAGATGATAACTGGACGCCCGTCACTGGTCAGAGAAACATTCATCCCCGACAACAAAGTTCGGAGCTTATTACGGACTTTTGAGTCGAAAGGTATGCTTAATATTTGCTCGATGGGGAAGAAATTTAGCCTGTTTACAATCGTTAAATATGACGATTTTCAGGCAAAAAATTGTCCAACGGTTGTCCAACGGTTGTCCAACGCAAACACCAGTAATGGCGCGGCTCTCAGCGGAGATTGTCCAAAGGTTGTCCATAAACAATAATATAAATAATATCTCTAATACTGACGTATTAGAGAGTGCCACAGCAGACAAAAAGTCTGACAAGAAAAAACCTTCCGTCAGCTGTCAGGATGTTGTCGATGCTTACCACGAAATCCTTCCTGAAGCGCCAAGAATCCGCGCACTGAATGACAAGCGTAAAAACCAGATCCGAACGTTCTGGCGCAAAGCCGGAGTGATAACCCGCCAGCTTGACGGGCATGGGTTCTCGATGCAGGACTGGAGAAATTATTTGAGCTACGTAGGCGAAAATTGCCGATGGATGTTCGAAGAGCGCCCAAACCATCAACGCGGAACCGTCTGGCACAAAAAGGGATTTGATTTCCTGCTTAACGACAATACCTACCTGAAAGTTCGTGAGGGTGAACACGATGACCGATAATTTTTATGCGCCGCCCCATAGCATCGAGGCAGAGCAGGCGGTGATTGGTGGATTGCTTCTGGATGATGACAGCAGTGAGCGCGTCCAGAAAGTTCTGGCGATGCTGAAGCCTGATTCATTTTACGGCCGACCACACAAAATTCTTTTCGAAGAAATAACCAGAATGCACCGGGAGCAAAAGCCAGTAGATGGCCTGACGCTTTTCGATGAACTGGAGCGTAAATCGTTAACGGCGTCTGTTGGCGGTTTTGCTTATATCGCTGAGATCGCAAAGAACACGCCAAGCGCAGCAAACATCGTTGCCTATGCAATGCAGGTTCGTGAAACCGCAATGGAACGCTACGCCATCAACCGCATGACTGAAGCGACGGAATTGCTATATTCCCGCAACGGAATGACTGCAACGCAGAAGTACGAAGCTATTCAGTCGATTTTCACGCAACTGACAGACCATGCAAAAACCGGATCGCGTCGCGGCCTTCGCTCATTTGGTGAGGTCATGGAAGACTGGGTTAGCGACCTTGAGAAGCGATTTGACCCGTCAGGCGAACAACGAGGAATGAGCACAGGGATCCCATCGCTGGACAGGATGCTGTCACCGAAAGGTCTGGTGAAAGGCTCTCTGTTTGTCATTGGCGCTCGCCCTAAGATGGGGAAAACGACGCTATACAGCCAGATGGCAATCAACTGCGCAGTGCATGAGAAAAAGCCCGCTCTGATGTTCAGCCTTGAAATGCCAGGTGACCAGATACTGGAAAAACTGGTGGGACAGAAGTCAGGTGTTAACCCGAATATTTTTTACCTTCCGGCGACAAATGACGCTGATGACGGCTATCAGGGTGATTACGATGGTGACTTCAACAGGGCGATCGAAACAGCCAATCGCTTGAGTGAAATCGACCTGCTTTACATCGACGACACGCCGGGATTATCTCTGGCTCAAATCGTCAGCGAAAGCCGTCGAATCAAGCGAGAAAAAGGATGTGTTGGCATGATTCTGGTCGATTACCTGACACTAATGACCGCTGAAAAGGCCGATCGCAACGACCTTGCCTACGGCATGATCACCAAAGGACTGAAGAACCTTGCCAAAGAGCTTGATTGCGTTGTTGTGCTTCTGACGCAGCTTAACCGCGCACTGGAAAGCAGAACCAATAAACGCCCATTACCAAGTGACTCGCGCGATACAGGGCAGATTGAACAGGATTGCGATTATTGGGTCGGGATCCATCGTGAAGGCGCTTTTGATGACAGTGTTCCACATGGTGAAACTGAACTAATCCTTCGTCTCAATCGTCATGGCAATACCGGCACGGTGTATTGCATTCAGGCAAATGGCGCTATTTATGACACAGACCAACAGTCTGCTGAAATGCGCCGCCGTGAACGCGAGGAACCGCAATCCAAGAAGAAAGGAGGATTCTGATGACCATCTACATCACTGAGCTTGTAACAGGGGCTATTTACACAGTAGCCCTTTTTTATTGGATTAAGAACGAGGGGGATCCTGATGGACACCGTTAACGGAGTATGTTCAGACGCACCGCGTGCCAAAAAATGTAAATGCGGAAAATCACCGACAATATTCGACATGGAGAACGGGTGCCAAATCTACTGCGCTAACCACGCTGCTGTGGCTGCCGCGAATTATCGCAGTGCGGTAACGGAGTGGAATAACCTGAAATCTGTTAGAGAGGGAAGTCATGAATCTTGACGAGCAAGATGCACAAACTATTAGCTCATACATAAGGGCATCAAGACCAGATTACAAAGGTCCGGTATTCGTAGATTTATCTCGCCTCAAGGAGATTTACATGTGGGAAGCAAAGCTACGTACGCATCTTTTTATTCGCAAGATGACTAGCAGCATTACAAAACCAATGTAACTGGAGAGGTGAATATGAGCACACTAGCAGACCTTATTCATGCCGATATGGCGGAAGATGGAGCAAGGCGTAATAGGTACTGGAAATCATCGAGACTTCCAGTTTGTGAAAGATTCAACCACAGGCCAAAACCAAAACGTAGCCGACGAGACAAAGTGTTGAAAAAACTCATGCAAATTAACATGGCTGGTTTTGTCAGATTCGTGAGTGAAACGACTAACGGGGATTGATATGGACGAATCAAGAAAGCAGTTTGAAGAAAGTTGGTTGCGACGTGGAGGCGAATCTTCAGACCTTATCCGTTACCCTGAAAATCACCATGAAATTGGCAGCGGTAATATTGGTGGTCAATACGTGATGGACGATGTTCAAGGCCACTGGCAAACGTGGCAGGCATTGCGAGCAGCTATTGAACTGGATATCGACTGGCCCGAATCAAATGACGACTTTTGGAAAGATGGTGAAGAAGGTGCTTATGCGATGGGTTATGAGGATGGGAGAGACAAAACGGTAATTGCAGTAATGAAAGCTATCAGAGCCGCTGGAATTAAAGAGAAGAATTTCGATGAAGCAAACAATCTTCCTCCGAACTAAGCAACAACAGCAAGCCGCAATCAACGCCATCCTCGCAACACCACTCGATAAAGACAAGCCAGTCACGATCCGCATTACTGACTACAAGCGCAACCTTGACCAGAACGCAAAATTTCACGCGATGCTGGCGGATATCGCTCGTCAGGTTCAATGGTGCGGCAAATGGTTAAAACCGGAACAATGGAAGGTTTTGTTGATAAGCGGTCATGCAGTGGCAACAAAACAGGAAGCTGATGTTTTGCCCGGGCTTGAAGGCGAATACGTCAACATTCGCGAAAGCAGCGCGCAAATGAGTGTGAAGCGTATGGCAAGTCTGATTGAGTACACGACAGCATGGGCTATTGGTCAGGGTGTCAGATTTACCGACAGGAGGTACGAATGAGACGACAGCGACGAAGTTTCACCGACATCATCTGCGAAAACTGCAAATACCTTCCAACGAAGCGCTCCAGAAATAAACGCAAGCTAATCCCAAAAAAATCTGACGTAAAAACCTTCAACTACACGGCTCACCTGTGGGATATCCGGTGGCTAAGACATCGTGCGAGGAAAACAAGGTGATTGACGCGATGATTTATTCGGGGCTATATTCCTCACACGCCAGCAAAATCTGGCGTCGGGATTAGCACCCCGGATATCGAAACGGTGCATAACCGCGCTGGCGGTTTTTTTATGCGCTAAGCACAGTCACATTCGCGATTTATGGCGGGCTGTGTGGGGGAGCCGAAAGGCTCGCCGGATGTTTCGACCGGTAGTGCTAACCCCGCACAGTTCGCCACCACGATGATTAGCACCTGACGGTGGCGAGGTAAAAATTATCGAAACGCGAGGTCATTATGGCTGTTCAAATTTCTGTCGAAAACCTTTCCCCTGTTACCTATAACCAGATCCCCGTAATTACTACTGAACTGTTGGCTCACCTTTACGGAACAAAAATCAAAAACATTTCTGATAACTTTCTGAACAACACGACGCGATTCATGCCCGGAAAGCATTACTTTAAAATTGAAAAAAACGAATTACGCGAGTTTAAGAACAGACCCGAAACAATCGGGTTAGTTGGTAAAAATGCCCGCTCCCTCATCCTCTGGACAGAACGCGGCGCAGCCCGTCACGCAAAAATGCTCGAAACCGATCGGGCGTGGGAAGTGTTCGAAAAACTGGAAGACTGCTATTTCAGCCAGTGCGAGAAAAATACTGGCAAACAAGAGAAGAGCACCAACAAGCTTTCCGCAAAAGAAACAGACAGCCTTGTATGGCTGTGGGATTATGCCAACCGCTCACAGGCATTGTTCCGTGAGTTGTATCCCGCATTAAAACTGATTCAGTCTGGCTATTCCGGCATATGCCACGACTACGGCTATGAGTTCTCGTATATCATCGGGAGGGCGAGGGGCGTTTTAATTAATCACACGCGGGATATAGATATTTATGAGCCTGACGGGCCGACGAACCTTCTGGCATGGGAAAGGCTTAAGAACAAAGAGTTGCCGCCTTCACTGCATCGCTACTGACAATTGACAACTTAACAAACCCAGCTTCGGCTGGGTTTTTTATTGCTGAATTTTCAATGTGAGAGGACATGACAATGAATGAGCTGATAAATAGCAATGCCATCAAAATGACAAGCATTGAAATCGCTGAGTTGGTGGGTAAGCGTCATGACAATGTGAAACGTACCATCGAAACGCTGGTTAAAAGTGGAGTTATCCGGCTTCCTCAAATTGAGGTTTCCGAAAGAATCAATAACTTAGGGTTCAATGTTCAGTACGAGCATTACGTCTTCGAAGGCGAACAAGGTAAGCGAGACAGTATTGTCGTTGTAGCCCAGTTGTCGCCGGAATTCACCGCTCGTCTTGTTGACCGTTGGAGAGAGCTTGAAGAAACTGCGGTTAATATCCCCAAAACGCTACCAGAAGCGTTGCGCCTTGCTGCTGATCTTGCTGAGCAGAAAATGCAACTGGAAAACCAGCTCGCAATTGCCGCACCTAAAGTTGAGTTTGCCGATCGCGTTGGTGAGTCCAGCGGAATTTTGATTGGAAACTTTGCAAAGGTTGTTGGTATTGGTCCAAACAAACTGTTTGCGTGGATGCGCGATCACAAAATCCTTATTGCTTCAGGCTCCCGGCGCAATGTGCCAATGCAGGAATATATGGATCGTGGCTATTTCACAGTGAAAGAAACAGCGGTCAACACAAATCACGGAATACAGATATCGTTCACCACAAAAATCACCGGGCGTGGTCAACAGTGGCTGACCAGAAAGCTGCTCGATAACGGAATGCTGAAAGTAACAGGGGAGGCTGCTTAATGGCTAACCTACGCAAAGAAGCGCGCGGCAGAGAATGCCAGGTACGGATTTACGGCGTATGCAATGGCAACCCTGAAACTACAGTTCTGGCACATTACCGGATGGCTGGAATTTGCGGAACAGGAATGAAGCCTGACGACCTGATCGGTGCATGGGCTTGTAGTGACTGCCACGCGGAGATCGACCGACGCACCCGAATTCTCGACAACAACGACGCCAGACTTTACCACCTGGAAGGCGTGATCAGGACGCAGGCGATATTGCTGAAGGAGGGGAAGATTAAGTCATGAATGAATATGAGTTTGTGCTTCCCTGGCCGCCGACGGTGAATACCTACTGGCGAAGACGGGGAAGCCAGTACTACATCAGCGATAAAGGCCAGAAATACCGAAAAGACGTACAGCAAATCATCCGGCAACTCAGATTAGACATTTTCACTAAATCACGACTTCGCATCACAATTATTGCTGAACCACCAGATTCCCGCCGTCGCGACCTCGATAACATCCTGAAAGGTTTACTCGACTCTCTTATCCACGCCGGATTTGCGGAAGACGACGAGCAATTCGATGACATTCGCGTAATTCGTGGCGTGAAAGTACCAGGCGGACGACTTGGAATAAAAATTACCGAACTGGAGAACGTATGAACAAAGCATTCGAACGATATATGCGCCAGCGTTATGGCAATCGCTATGACCTGACGCGAGATGTTGAAGGTTTCTACTGTCGTGAAATTGTGAAACGAATGTTTGAAGTTTGGTGTCCTTGCAAAGGATGGGAGGTCTGATGCGGTTAACTCCAGTATACAGCATGGTTAACTTCATTAATGACGCGCACTTTCGCCGCGTATGGAGACACCCGAAGAAAACCATCAACTCTAGCCAGAAAGCATGGGTTCATTACATGTTACAGGTATGGGGCAAGGTTAACGCCGGAGATTGCTCTCCTGGTGGTGCAATTAACGTTATCGGTCGCCTGATGATTCGCAGTCAGTGGAGCGATGACAAGGCTAAGCAGATAGAGTCTGTCGTTATGCGCCTGTACGAAGAAGATGGGCTGCGCGGAGATGAGCTATACAAGAAAGCTCGCGAACTGGTCATTCCTCAATCATCGTTTAGCCACATCATCACTCTCGCCAAAGAATCAGATGATGCGGCTTTCGTTGAGCGTGTGATGGTCAAGACTTTTCACCGTGAAAGCCCCGTCCGCGATGTAGCTATTAAGCGATATTGCTATCGCAAATGCACGCAAGATATAGCCATGATGATTTCTTATATAACAGGTGCTGATATTCAGTATTGTCGTAAGCGAGTGGTGTGGTGTGAGAAAGTGCTGGAGTCAGAAATGTTTTATGCAATGAAACGAGAATTGGAGAAAGAATTTCCATTAATAGCAGCCTGAACTGAAATAATTTTGTAAATGCGTTGCTTCCGAGAAATGAAAGTGGTATTTTTCGTATATGCTCGGAGCAAAAGCGAACTGAGCAGCGAAATTGAAATCCTGATTTCCCCGGTTGTCGATAATATTTAGGGTCGACATACTGGCTAGATTAGGTAAGAGCCTCGGCATAAACGTCGGGGCTTTTTTGTTTGCACAACAGGTAAGAGCATTTGTAGAGTTCGACTCTCTACCGTGGGCTTTTTCCCGCGATGCGAGCCATAAGTGCTCTTTCCGTTGTGCTGAATTAAGCGAATACCGGAAGCAGAATCGGATCACCAAATTGGTTCGACTCCAGTACAACGCGCCATATTTATTTACCTGGCTCGCTTTTGCGGGCCTTTTTTTGTATCTGCGTTACACCATTAACTAATAAATCGAGTGCTTATCAGGAGGCTATGTGAAAAAACTGATGGTGACGATTGGTCCGTTCGAAACAGAAGTTAGTTTTCGTGTTGTTCAGGGGGAGAGTGTACTTGTTGAAGATGTATTTCATGGAAAATCAACAGGCCCTTATGTAAAAGAATATCTTATCGACGCCACGGATGAAAATATTGAGGTGGTGTACGATTCCGTCAATCACCCTGATTTGATCATTAAGGCAAAATTGAAGCCACTTTATTGATCTGACCGGGAGCAATCATAAAATATCTCTGGGTACCCACAAGGAGATAAATATGTTTGTTTCTGAAGTGTTAATGGAAGATAAGGACAACAAAGGATGGGTTAAAGGTTGGGCTGTGGTAAGAAGCTCGCCCTGGCATCTTGTTGGGGTTTTTGCGACAGAGGAAGACGCAGAAACGGAAGCAAGAAAGATGGGAGATAAGTACGAGGTTCACTATGGCTCGCATCGAACAGGAAGTGATGATTTTGTCTGGGGGGAGTAACAGTCGTTTAACTCCAGAATAATCCCGTAACTGAGGTCGCTATTGGCGGCCTTTTTTGTATCCGCGCCACGCCCGGCGCATATCAACCACAGAGCCTTTCGGGGGTGAGCTTACGGAGTGGTCAGTGTGACTTTCTCTGTGGGCAGATCGCTCCCGGGCGTTGGCTCACCCACCCAAAGGAACGTCACGATGTTTGGTATTTTTGGTAAAAAAGCCCGCCGAGCGGCAGTGGAAATTAAAAAGTTTGAGAAACGTGATCTGGCACAGGCGGTTATTAATGCTGCCTATCTGGTGGCCTATGCAGATGGTGAATGTGAGGCTTCAGAGAAAGCGAAGATCGAGCAGGTCTTGCGTAACCAGCCTGCGTTGTCCGCGTTTACGTCAGAAATTAATGCGATTAGCGCAACCATTATCGGTCAGCTGGATACGAACTTTAAAATTGGTCGTCGAGCGGCATTGCGTGAAATTGAAGATGTGAAACACGATACGCGTGAAGCGGAAGATGTGCTGGATGTGGCGGTGGCCATTGCGGAGGCAGACGGCGAAAT